TCGGCTTGCAGGGCGCGGATCTCGGAACTGTCGAGCGCGTCCTTGCCGCCAACCAGGAACTTGCGGAACGCTGCGCGATATTCGTCGGTGCCGCGGGCGCCGGTGGCGCGCTGTTCGCCGCTGGCGGGGTCTTTCTTGCCGGCGTCTTTGTTGCGCAGCGCGGTTTCTGCCATCTGCCGCTCGGCTTCGGCCATCTGCTCTTCGCGCTCGATCTGGCTGCGCAAGGTTTCCTGTTTGCCGAACAATTCCTTGTACTTGCCATCTTCTTCGGCGGTCAGCTCGCGCTTTTCGGCTTCGGCGCGGTTGAGGATTTCACGGGCGTCGTGGACCAACTTACCGCGCTGGTCGCGCAGTTCTTTCAGGGCGACCGGGCCGAATGCGGCAAATGCCAGCCCCATGGAATCAGGGTCGAACGTGCCAAACGAGGCCAGGGCGACAGACAGCCATTCCGTTCCCTGGCCGGCCATTACGCCCAAACTGGCAAATACCAGAGCGATACCGATTACAGCAATAGTGCGTCGTTTCATGGGTAGATCTCCAAAAGTTGCCCAGCCGAGGAACACCGTGAGGCATCCGCTGGCCGGGCGTGGGGCGGAATGCCGGAAAAGAAAAAGCCGCCGTGGTGGCCCAGGGCGGCTTGTGATGGGGTGGTGCGAGTGTTTACAAACTCAGCGCCAGGGCGCGTTGCAACAGCCCAACACGCCAGGCGCTATTGCCGGGCTGCGCGGCGGCGGCTTGCGCGGCTTGCAGGCTGCGCACGGCGACATCGGTGGAGGCATAGGCCGGGTAGGTCACCGGGGAAACGTCGAACAGCTCGACCTCCAGCAGGGTGCGGACCCATTCGCTGTCGACCTTGGCCCATTTGTCGGACAGGGTGTAGAAGCCGAAGCTGCACTGGTTGACATCACCGCGGGCGATGGGGGCCAGGACCATGTCGCGGACCAGCTGGGTGTCGGGGGCATCGCACTCGTAATACAGGCCGGCGGTGTCTTCGGAGAGGCGCAGGGTGCCGGACTTGTTGCGGCCCAGGACGATGTTGGCGTCGTGGTTCCACAGGGCGCGGATGTCGGCGGACTGGATGGTTTTGGCGAAAGCGCCCGGGGCGATGCGTTCGCGGAAGCCGCCCAGGTCTTCAGACAGGCTGTCGAACTTGGCGGCGTGGCCGGCGATCTTCTGGCCGCCGCCTTCGCTGGCAATGGCGCGCAGTTCGCCGACGATGATGCGGCGCTCTTCGGTTTTCATGGGGCGGTTCCTTTGGTGGCGGCTTTGTTGAGGCTTTCGAGCATCTGGATCAGGCTCATGTTGACCTGGACGGTGTAGTCGTTCATGCCGTCGGCTTCGCTGGGGTTCTTGTTTTCCGAGACGCGGACTTCATTGCGGTTGAACACCCCGTTTTGCAGCATCGTGCCGTTGAAGGCGGCGCGGGCGGCGGAGTCGCCGCGCATCAGGCCGTCGATGTCGTAGTAGACGCAATGGGTGTTGGCGCTGCTGCCACTGAGCAGGTCGCGCTCCATGGCCTCTTCGCGGCGGACGGTGCCGGGGCGAATGGTGTGGGTGACGAACTCGATACCCTGGTGCTCGATGTTGTTGTTGGTTGAGCGGTCCAGCTCGCTGAGCATGTGCAGGGGCACGCCGAAGATGCGGGCAATTTCGGCGATCTGCATCTTGCGGGACTCCAGAAACTGGGCGTCCTCATTAGTCATGCCCAGGCTCATATAGTCCATGCCGTCTTCCAGCAGGGCGGTCTTGCCGGTGTTGCGCACGCCGCCGTAGGCCTCCTTCCAGCTCTTCAGCAGGTTGGTGCGGGCGATGTCGTCTTTCAGGTGACCATCCATTTTCAGCACGCCACCCAGGCGGGTGCCGTTGGAAAACAGGCGGGCGCCGTGTTCCTCGGTGGCGAGTGCGAGGCCGATGGCTTCGCGACAGGCGCCGATGGGGGACAGCGGGGTGATGCCGTCAGTGCCGACGGTCAACCCGTGCATGAAGTGCATTTCGTGTTGCAGGATGATGCGGCGCGGGCCGTCAATCGGTGTGTGCTCAAACGCGAGGCGGCCATCCGGGGCGCGGAACGGGCGGACGTGATCCGGGTGCAGCGGGATCAGTTCCGCCACCGAGGCACCGCCGGTGGAGACGATCTCAGAGTAGCAGCGGCCACGCAGGGCGAAGTGGGCGGCGAGCATTTCGCGCCACTCGAAGCTGGTCTGCCAGCGGTTGGGGTGGCGCGTCAGCACGCTGTCGAGTGGGTGCTTGCGGTCGCGTTCCTTGCCGCCGTTTTCCAGGATGCGGTAGACGCCGAGCGGCAGGCTGGCGTAGGTCTGCGCCAGGATATTGACGGCGCGGTAAACGGCGGTCACCCGCATGGCGCTGTCGGGCGTAACGGCCAGGCCGGTCTTGCTGTTGGCAGCGGCGAACCAGTCGGCAATCACCGGGTCGCGCGGATGCT